TGAATGCCCCAGAAGAAGCATAAGCCCGAAGAGATCGTCGCGAAGCTGCGCCAGGTCGATGTTCTGCTGTCGCAAGGAAAATCGGTTGGCGAGGCGGTTCGCACGATCGGCGTGACGCAGTTCGGCGACGCAGCTGGTTCCGCTCTGCTTTTCAACATGGAGAAGCTCTTCGAGACGGTACTCGGACTGCGCATCCGGCGTGCTTGCCAGGTGCAGGCCGGTGCTCGCCTTACTGTCGGACTTCAGAGCCCTGTGAAGAACCTCGCGACTGCGGGCTTCCAGCTGCGCCCCGACATCACCGTTCAGAGCGGAGACGAGTACGTCGCGATCTTCGATGCGAAATGGAAGCGCCTCGATCTCGCCGAACCGAACTCGGGCGTCTCGAGCGCCGACGCGTATCAGATGAACGCCTACGCCAGTCGCTACCGCGGTAAGCGACTCGCGCTCGTTTACCCGGCCTCGAGGGACTGCCCGCCAGGAAGGATCACCGAGTTCGTGCTCATGACCGAAGAGCGGCCGGTACTGGATGTAGTAGCGGTCGATGTTCGAGAGCTCGCCTTTCGGGACGTAGCAAAACCGTCTTGCAGAAGCCGCCCTCCTCCGTCCTTCTGAACGGGAATATTATGTTGATCGCACCGCCGAACGCTGAGTATCGGCGTCCCAAAATTCCCTCGATCTTGAAAGTGTCCGCTTCAGGCGGGATATCGATGACTTGAGCAAGACCAATGAGAACGGAACAAAGTCGCTCCGGCGCCACGACGTAGCGCGCCTCACGATCACAGCTAATCTCTACAAGAGGATACGTGCGACTCTCGCGCTCTATCTCATAGCCGAATGCCGTGGAGCTTTCTTCTGTGAGGCGTTTTGTTGTTAGCCCAGGCGTATTCCCAACGGGCGAACAATTTCTAATGAGAAGCTCTACAATTCGTGGCCGCGTGACCTGGATCGGCGCCGTGACACGTGCACTGATTTCATCCGTCCTTAGGAGAACCGAACACTGCAGCGTGTCATCCTTGGTCGCTTGCTTAATGCCCACCTCTGTAACCCATCGACGCCCAGAGACTCCCGGTTCCCCGTGCATCAGACATGCGCAAAAGTGATAAGGAAAAAGTGGGGCACCCTCATCGTCCCGTGTTGCAAGGGACGTTAGTGACGCACCGTCGGTGAACCGTAGCTCTCGAATTCCTTCGGATAGACGCTGCGGGTCGACAAAGCTCTTGCGTGTTTGTCCTACCCACGCAGCAATCTGGGAGATGACAGCCGACACGCCTTCGGGCGGGTTGAGGTCAAAACTGTTCGCGTAAACAAGCATTAGCTCCCCCAAACCATATTACAGCGGTTGGCCAACAAAGGGCAGAATTCACTAGACACGGCTCAACTCCCGCCAAACCGGTGTGATCTTACGGCGGATCGTGCTCTCGTCCGGCGCATGCTCGACATCACGGGCCTCGAACCAAGCGAGCATATCGCGGACCAGCTCCGCCTGGGTCGTCGGCACGCCATGGTCATGAATCCGGCGGGTGAGGGCGGCATAGAACGCATCCCAATCATGCCGCGGCGGGACACCCGGCCCGCCGCGCCGGCGCGTGTCAGGACCGCCGCCGACATCGGGCACATGCAATCCGTTGAAAAATCCATATTGCCGCTCGAAGCGCTCGACCTCGGCGCGTCGGACCAGCACGTCCGCGGCAGTGATCCCGATGCCTTCCATTGGCTCGACGATCCAGCAAACCCCGCCTTCGCGGGCTTTCACGCGACGGATCGCCACTGTCGGGCTCGGCGCTCCATCGCGCCGGAACAGCGGGAGCAGATGCGGCGCCTCGACATCGGCAAGGCCGGATAGGGTTTCCTCCGGTTCGGTCTTCACCGGCGGCACGGCGATCGAGAGCGCCAGCAAGCCGTCGGTTGACCAGCCGATCACGTCGAACGGCGTCACAGACCAGCGGATGGCCACTTCGGTGAGAGAATAGAAGGATCGCGGAGGCAGAGACATTTCCGGCATTCCCTGAGCAAATCATCGATGTCCCTGCTGCCGCAGACGCCGATACGCCTGCACGACCTGCTTGAGGTCGCCGCGCATGTCGGGCGGAAGTCGGCCTGCCTCGACGAAAAGGTCGTCCATGCGAACACCGAGGATTGCTGCCGTCCGCTCGACGAGCTCGTCGCGCGGCGGATTTTCCTGCTCGCGCTCGACGCGCGACCAATAGGCCGGCGAGACGCCGACCCGTTCGGCGAAGTCGTTGAGACCGATCCCTTGATCGGTTCGCTTCGCCCTTACGGTGAGTCCGAATCCCATGGCGCCCTCAACAGACCAGCCGGTACTTGCGGAAGCGCACGCCCATGAAGGACTCCGAGACACCGAATTCCTCCGCGAGAGCGCAGGCAATCGCATCGATCTTTGACCAGCCGACTTCATTCGCAGCGATGCAAGGGGTCGGAATCTCGTCGATGACATTCCACCGGATCGTCGCGCCGAGCGCCGAGGCCTCGCGGGCGAAGGCCCTTGCCAGCTGGCGCTTCGGCGCAAGAAACGCACCCATGAACTCGTCGGCCCGCCATTCCCGCCAGTCGATCGGCGCGTCCTTGGCGCGCACTTCGAGGCCACTCCGAAAGGCGCGCGCGCTTCCTGCGGTCAGGGCCGCCGGCATGTCGAAGACCGCATGCCCCAGTTCGTGGATGGCGGTTGATCGCAAAAGCTCCGGCTGATCCCGCAGGACCTCGCCGTTTAGGCTGATCATGACCGTGCCGGGCTCAGCGGGATCGTGCTCGCAAACGCCGAGCACAGGCTCCCCGTCGTCATCGTGCACGGGATGGTCAATGTCCCAGGCGACGGCAAGCGCCCGACCGTTGACCCGAAGCCGCTTTGTCCGGCGGATCAGCGCGGCGACATCGAGCGGTCGGGCCACCACCCCGGCCAGCCGTTGCCGAAGCGCCGCCGCCACCGCTCCGACCGTTTTCGCCGCCAGGCGCTTCGGTTCTCCCGAGGCAAAGCAGGGATATTCGACCTCGACCACCATTCTTCGCGCCTCCCCGTTGACTGATCAGTTAATGGGCATGTTCTTCATATGTTCTATAAGTCGGAGAGTCGAGTCCTTTTTGCCGGTTTCCGCCGGACTCGTATTCGGGCGCCGCCGGCGGGCGAGCGACGCCGCCTTATCCTTCTGATTTGCCTTGGAATCCGTCTATTGCGGCGACCTTTCCGCCGGTTTCCGCCGCTTCCCGCCTCGGGCTATCGGGACGTTTCGTGATGCCATTCGCCTGCATCGGACATCGCATGGCGAAGGCAAGATTTCATGGACGGTCAACATTCCGAACCCACAGCTAGGACCGCCGCCCTCCTGGATGGCTGGCTCAGCCGAGCCCAGGTGGCACAAGAGGTCGGCGTCTCGATCGACACGCTGGCACGCTGGGAAACGCGGCGGATCGGGCCACCCTGCATCCGCATCGGCCGCAAGGTCTTCTATCGAGCGGACGCCTTTCGCGAGTGGCTGATCTCCCGCGAACGCGGCCCCATCTCTTCAAAGGGCTCGCACCCAGGCGGTGAGCGATGAGCGCGCCGCTTCTCATTGCGCGGCGCCTTGAAACCCGCGCGCTTGTCGCCAACGCCGTTCGCCTCGCTTTCTTCGAGCGCTATGGCGAACCGCCCAATCCCGACGATCGGCTTTGGGAGCTCGATCCGCTGGAGCGCCTCGGCCTCGTCGGCGATGTCGAATTGAAGCTCGGCGTCGCCTTCCGCGACGAGGATATCGAGTTTCTCGAAACACCCGACGATCTGGTCGATCGCGGCGTCGCCGTTCTGATCGGAGGCGAGCGATGAACGCCTTCGAACGCCACGGCATCGACCATCTTTCGGCATCGTCGCTAAACCTCTGGGCGGCCCAGCCGGCGCTCTGGATCATGGAGCGATTGCTCGGGCGGCGGGCGCCGGCGGGCATTCCCGCTTCACGCGGCAAGGCGGTCGAACACGGCGTCCATGTCGGACTGATCGATCCGGCGAAGCCGATCGAGGATTGTGCGGCGGAAGCCGAGCGGGAGTTCAATCGGCTCACCGCGCTCGCCGGCGATCCGCGCCGCGAGGACGAGCGCCCCAAGATCACGGGCTATGTGCGCGGTGCGCTCGCCGAGCTGCGGCAATACGGCGTGCCGGACGCGTATCAGCACCGCGTCGAGATTCGTCTCGACGACGTTCCGGTGCCGGTCATCGGCTTCATCGATTGGCGCTTCGCCGGACACGGGCTGATCGTCGATCTCAAAACGACAGAGCGCTTCCCCAGCGCCATTGGCGATCCGCACGGGCGCCAGGGCGCGGTCTATGCGTCGGCACACGGCAATTTCGGGATGCGCTTTGCCTACGCGAAGCCCGCGCCGGGAAAGAAAGAGCCGCAACAGGTCCGTGTCTATGAAATGTCCGGCGACGATGTGCGCCGGCATCTCGCGGCGCTGCGCCTTATCGCTCTGTCGCTCGGCCGGTTCCTCGCACTCTCGAACGACCCGTGCGAGCTCGCCGGCCTGATCGTCCCCGATTTCGAAAGCTTCTGGTGGTCCGACCCGGCCGCGCGTGCGGCCGGGCGGGCAGTGTTCGGCTTCTGAAAGACCCTCAACGCGAAAGGAGAAACTCCAATGCCTCTACAAATCGGCGGCTCCGGCACGGTGAAGCCATACGTCAAGTACAACGCCAAGGCGGACAAGTGGTTTGTGCGCTCGCCCGAAGGCGGCGACATGGAAATCGCGCGTCCGATGTTCCTGCTCGACCTCAAGAACATCCGCACTGGATGGCTTCGCTTCCGCGAGGGCCAGGCGCCCGAACGTCTGATCGATCCCTCGCTTGATCGCGTTGCCCCTTCTCCCGGCGAGGACTTCAAGCGCGGCTTCGTGGTGAGCGCCTTCTCGCAAAAGTTCTTCGGCGGTGCGGTCGAGTTCTCCTCCGCATCGATTCATCTCTCGAATGCGGTGCGCGATCTCTATGCGGCATTCGAAGAACAATCGGGCCTGCCCGAGAACCGCGGCAAGGTTCCGGTGGTCGCATGCACCGGCGCCGATCCGATGAAGGACAAGTACGGCACCAATTACCGGCCTCGCCTCGAGCTGGTGAAGTGGGCCGATCGCCCCGCCGAGCTTCCCGACGTGTCGCCCGTCGAAGACGTGGACGTGTGGAAGGGCGGAGCGCCCGCCCAGCCCGCCGCAGCGGCTCACGTTCCTCCGCCGGCCGCCAGGGTTCCGGCACGCGATCCTGCGCTTGAGACGGAATTCTGATTTCCGTCCGCGCCCGTCATCCCGATCAGGCCCCGATCACCGAAATGCGCGCCGCCGTGACACCCATTCTCGCGCCCGACTCCGAAGCCATGCGAAGGCAGCTGGAGCACGTGTTCCATGGCGATCTCGACGGCGCGCATGACGGATTGATCGAGCTTGCATGGAGCGATCCGAAGACCGGCGCCCTTTCGGCGGCCGAGCTCTTCGGGACCGATTGCATCGATGATCTTGTCGATCGCGCGGTCGCCCTCAATCGGACGCCCGGCGTTAATGTCTATGTCGGCGCGGCCTTGCGCCAACCGCAGGCGGCGACGAACCGGCGCGCTGCGGATGCCGATTTCTTCGCGGCGAGCTGCATCTGGGCGGACGTGGACACCGATGTGGTCGCGCCGGCGATCGCCACCTGCAAGCGCCGCGGCGTGCCGCCGACGATGACGGTCGTCACCGGCCGCCATCCGCATCTGCGCGCGCAGATGTGGTGGCGGCTCAACGTTCCTTGCCGCAATGCGGGTGAGCTGCGGCGGCTATGTGCAACGGTCGCGTCAGCGATCGGCGGCGATCCGACCGTGCTCAACCCGAGCCGCGTGCTTCGGCTTGGCGGATCGGTCGCCTGGCCAACGAAGGACGGCCGCGTCCTTGAACGCACCGAGGTGCATGTCCCGCGCGACTGCAGGCCGGTCGAGTACTTCATCGAACAGATCGCCCGCGCCTTCACGCCCGAACCCGACCAGCTCATGGGGGCGGTGGACGCTGCTCCTGATGAAATCCCTGCAACGCAGTCGCCGCCGGACGGTGGACTCGCGATCGGCAGTCTTTCGGTCGAAGCGGCGGTCGCCGCGGTCCGCCGCGGACATCGCTGGCATGATCACGTCGTGCGTCTGGTCGCCCACTGGATCGCACGCGGCTGGTCGGACGCCGAGATCCTGGCGACCGCTGAGGGCTTGACGCTGCCCGGCTGGACCCACAACGACACGCGACGCGACCTTGCCCGCATGATCGGCGGCGCGCGGCGCAAATGGAGCATTCCGAATCCGGTTCACGAAGTCGGCGACGAAAATCCGCCGTCTTTCCTTGAACCCGGATGGGTGGAGAAGCTCGACGCGGCGATGATCCCGCGCCGCCGTTGGCTGCTCGGCCGGTCAGGTCTTCGTCCTATGAGCGCCGATCGTTTCGCGCAGGCGGCGGTCGATCGGCTCGACGAGATCGCCCACGCCATGGAGCGCAAGTGGGGGATTGATCGCCTTCCGAAGCTTGTCGATCCGGCGCTCGCCGCGCGCTTCGCCGCGCAGGCAGAAAAGCTCAACGCTGCGCTTCGCTCGGAACGCCCCGACGCGATGGCAGCGCAAGCCGCCGCCATGGAGCGTGCATGGAAGGCGCTCGACGCCGCGGCGATTGCCGCGGGGCATGAGCCGCTCGCGCCGATGGTCTGGGAAACCGTCATTCCATCGACCGGCGAGATCGTCGCGATCGTCCGCACTTCCGAGGAAGCGTCCACTATCGCGCGTGAACGCAACGGCTCGGTCTACACGCTCGCCGAAGTCGCCGTCGCGATCGACGCCTTCGGCGATCAGGTCCGCGCGGTGAAGGCCCAATTCCCCGGTGCAAGCGTCACCGCCGTCCGCCTGCCCTCGCTACCGATTGGCTCTCGCGAGACCAAAGCAGCCAACGTCGCGCCAGATCGCGGCCGAAAGCGCCGATCCCCAAGCGTGACCGGCTTCTTCGCCCCGCTCCCCGAAACCGCTTCGTCAAAGCCGCCGATCGATTGGGAACGCGGCGACGAGATTCCGTTCTGAACAATCCGGAGGATGCCCATGCTCGCAACCGCTCTCGCCGAATCCACCCCGCCGCCGGCAAGCCGCGTCGCCATGCTGCCGCCTCGCGCGATCCTTGCGCTTGATCTCGGGTCGCGCTGCGGCTGGGCCGTCCTTCCACGATCCGGACGGATCGCGTCCGGCGTAAGTGAGTTCAGGCCGGGACGCTTCGAAGGCGCCGGCATGGCGTTCCTTCGCTTCGAGCGCTTTCTCGGCGATGCCACCGAGGCGTCCGGCCCGTTCGGAGCTGTCGTATTCGAGGAGGTCCGCGCTCATGCCGGCACGCTTGCCGCGCAGGTTTACGGCGGCTTCCTCGCCCACCTCACCGCGTGGTGCGAACGGCATGCGACCCCTTATCTCGGCGTGCCGGTTGCGACCATCAAGCGTCACATCACCGGCAAGGGAAACGCCTCGAAGGACGAGGTAATCAAGGCCGTCCGCGCTCGCGGCCATGCGCCCTCCGACGACAACGAGGCCGACGCCCTGGCGATTCTCGACTGGGCGATCGCCAATCACATCGGAGGCAACCCATGAACGCCTCCGCGTTCCTCCGCCATGCCGACGCGATCGTGCGCGATCGACGCGACAGCTACGGCGAGCCGGCGGATTTCTTCGACGCCGTGGCACGGCGCTGGTCGCTCGCGCTCGGCGTGCCGATCACACCACGCCGCGTCGTGCTGTCGCCCGCACATCCGGCGCGGCGCGTCGTGTTCATGAAAGCGGCGCAGGTCGGCGCCACGGAAGCTGGCAACAACTGGATCGGCTACTGCATCCACCAGGTACCCGGTCCGTTCCTCGCGGTTCAGCCAACGACCGATCTCGCCAAGCGCCTTTCGCAACAGCGCATCGATCCGCTTGTCGAGGAATGCCCGGAGCTACGCACTCTCATCATGCCGGCTCGCGCCCGCGATTCCGGCAATACGGTCCTCGCCAAACGCTTCACCGGCGGGCAGCTCATCCTCACCGGCGCAAACAGCGCGGTGGGTCTGCGCTCGATGCCGGCGCGATGGCTCTTCCTCGACGAGGTGGACGCCTATCCGGGCGATGTCGAGGGCGAAGGCGATCCCGTCGCTCTTGCCGAAGCGCGCACGCGAACGTTCGGACATCGCCGGAAGGTGTTCATGGTTTCGACGCCGACGATCAAAGGATTGTCGCGCATCGAGCGCGAGTTCGAGGGCACGGACCAGCGGCGATACTTCGTTCCCTGCCCGCATTGCAATCACATGCAATGGCTGCGCTTCGAGCGGCTCATTTGGGAGAAAGGCCGGCCGGAAACCGCCGAGTACGTTTGCGAGAACTGCGAGCGCGGCATCGCCGAGCATCACAAAACAGCGATGCTGGCGCGCGGCGAGTGGCGGGCAATCGCGACGGGCGCCGATCCCTTCGTGATCGGCTTTCACATTTCCGGCCTCTATTCGCCCGTCGGCTGGCTCTCATGGGCGCAGATCGCGCGCGAATGGGAAGCCGCGCAGGGTAACGACGCCGCGCTGAAGACGGCGAAGAACACGCTGCTCGGCGAAACCTGGCAGGAGCGCGGCGAGGCGCCGGACTGGAAGCTCCTTTACGAACGCGAGAAGGAGCATGCGCTCCGCGCCGTCCCATGGGGCGCACTCGTGCTCACGGCCGGCGCCGACGTGCAGCATGACCGGATCGAGGTCGATATCTGGGCCTGGGGTCGCGGGCTCGAAAGCTGGCTCGTCGATCATGTCGTAATCGACGGCGACACATCGCGGCAGACGGCGTGGGACGAGCTGACGCGGCTGCTTGCCGCCGAGTGGAAGCACGAAGGCGGCGCCCCGATGCGGATCGCGCGCCTCGCCATCGATTCGGGCGACGGCCGTTCGACATCGCAGGTCTATGCCTGGGTCCGGAAATTCGGAGCCGGCGTCGCTGCGGCTATCAAGGGCGTCGATGGCTTCGATCGCTCGGCGCCGGTGGACGGCCCCACCTTCGTCGATGCCACCGAAGACGGCCGAAAGATTCGACGCGGCGTCCGGCTGTGGAAGGTTTCGGTCGCGGTCTTCAAGTCGGAAACCTACCGCTTCCTTCGGCTTGAACGTCCGACGACTGAGGAACTTGCGGACGGCGTGGCGTTCCCGGACGGCTTCATTCATCTGCCTCTCGGGATCTCGGCGGAATGGGTGAAGCAGCTCACCGCCGAGCAGCTTGTGACCGTCCGCGATCGTCGCGGCTTCACCAAGCTCGAATGGCGGCAGATGCGCGAGCGCAACGAGGCGCTCGACTGCCGGGTTTATGCGCGAGCCGCCGCCTGGATGCTCGGGATCGACCGCTGGCAGGACGCGAAATGGAAATCGCTTGAGCGGCAGGTGGCCACCGATCGACCGCCCGAACAGGTGGCGGGGGAAGTCAGGACACCTCCCGCGTCGGGCGAGAAGCGCAAATCGAATTGGCTTGGTGGCCGCGACGGCGACGGGAGATGGTTTCGATGAGCTGGACGCAAGCGGAGCTCGACGCCCTGAAGGCGGCCTATGCGAGCGGCACGACGCGCGTCACCTATGAAGGCAAGACGGTCGAGTATGACTCCGAGGCGGCGTTGCTTCGGCGCATTCAGATCATCGAATCCGCCATCGCCGCGGCCGGCGGCAATCCGCGTCCGGTCGCGGGATTTGTCTCGTTCTCTCGCGGAGACCAATGATGCAAGCGCCGGCCGCAGCGCCGACGCTGCTTGACCGCGCGATCGCGGCTCTTGCGCCGCGCGTCGGTGTGAAGCGGTTGATCGCGCGCCAGGCGTTCGACGGCCTCGATGCTGCCCGCAGGGGCGCCCGCGATGTTTCGCCCGCGGCCAGAGCAGCGGTGCGATGATGCATTTGCGGAGGTATTGGCGAGTTGACAAACGAACGCCCCGGACCTGCGTCCGGGGCGTTCGTTCAACCCCTTGTTCTAGCAAGGGGAATTTGGTTGCGGGGACAGGATTTGAACCTGTGACCTTCAGGTTATGAGCCTGACGAGCTACCGGGCTGCTCCACCCCGCGTCAAAGGCAGCAGGAAATCGTTAGAGAAGATGATCATGTGCGTTTG